CCGCCTGCTTGCAAATTGTCTCCAAAATAAATACATTCGTCCTTGTTCAGATTTTGGATATATTTCATAAGGTTTTTTCCCTTAGTGCCGTCCCTAGTAGTATAATCTATACAAGTATTTCCCGCAACTTGGGCAATCAATTCTTCATCCGCAAACGGGTGCGTTTCTAAAATATGCGAGCGGATTTTCTTATCGGGGTCAAAGGCTTTCTTCAAATTCAAATCCGCGTTATGTCCGATAAAACTGTATGATACTTGACTTCCTCTGTCTTCCGTTTCACCATAATAACGATACTTTTTCTTGATAAGCCTTATATGTTTCAAAATTCTTTTTATCTGCTTTTCCGTGAGATAAAATTTCCATCTGTCGGTGTCGTTTCCGTTCTGCGCCAGAATCTTGCATTTCACTCCTTTTAATTGGAATTTCATTAACTCTTTGGTAGCGCCAGAAATGACATACACATTCGGGAGTTTATTCAAAACACTTTTCATATTCTTTGAGATGGGAGTTCGGCTCTCGCAAATAGTTCCATCACAATCAAAAAAGAAATGCTTATATTTTTGCATCGCAGATTCTTTTTCTTAACTCCGTACTACTAAAAGTATGTTCCCTGCTGTTGTAAATTACTTTCATCTGGGACAATAAATCCCGTGAATAATTGGGCTTATCTTTCCAGTCCGCGCCCATAAAACGGATGTCGGGTTTTAGACATACCAATAAATTATATAAATCTTCTTCTGTGTCATAAGGTATTACCTCATCTATGAACTTGCACGCTCGCAGTTGCATATATCTCTCAAAAATAGTCTGCACTGGTTTATGTTTTTCTGGTCTGTCAATAGTCGGGTCAGTCTGCAATCCTACGATTAAATAATTGCATTGTTTCTTGCATTCTTCAAACATTACCAGATGCCCAGCGTGGCAGACATCCCAAGCACCGCATGTGAATCCTGTCATTTTAATGCAGAGTTAAAAAATATTCATAAAACCATTCTTTAAAAGTCATTCCGAAGTAGCCATAAAAAAATCCTTTCTCACTATTTGCATTTCTGCATTCTTCGCAGACTCCGTCAAAATTATGTTTCATTTTTCCCATCCAAAATCTCCAATATCTGACCCGCTATTATTGAGTTTAACCATGCTTTCTCGGCGGTGGCGGCTTTGTTTATCTCCGCCTTTAGAAATACTATATCTTCCGCTTTCAATTCCACTTTGTCTTCAGTGGCGAATTTCTTTCCTAGTTGCCAAGCAAGGCTCGGATTAGCCGTTATGCCAGATAAGATATTGGCGCAGATTATTCCGACTGTAACAGGAGTAGTGCCGTCTTTCAGGTCTTCGCCTTTTAGAGATTTGAGTATTATTTTTGTATCTATTGTAAGCATATTATCTAAATTATATCACGTTTCGTTGGATTTTCAAACCCATTCCTAAACAATTCCTGTATTTCATCAACACGCATTTCTTTGACGGAGTAAATAACTTGCGCGCGTCTTTTAACATCGTTGTATATGATTGCTGTTAATGTTCCATTTCTTTTTATTGCCAGCACGCCTTCAAGCGAAGTATTTTCCATATTAAAATTATATCATTCTAACCTCCAAAAGACTTTTTTGTTTTTAATTTCCCGCATTTTTCGCATTGTCGTCTGATTTATGACATTTACAATCACATATAAATATTCCTACTTTTTCTGCTTGTTTTTTTAATCCTTCTTCAAATCTTTTATCACAATGTCCGCAAGCGGTTGTTTCTCCTACCGCGTAATAATTTATATTTTGAGTCATTTATTTTTCTAGGGGTTAAACTATTCTATAATTTTCAGGCTTAACTTTAAATCTTCTTCTAAACTCTTCTCTAGCTTTTTTTCTACTTTTTTCGGGATTATTTTTCTGCCATTTTGCTACTCTTTTTTTAGTGCAAATTTTACATTCTGAAAAAAAATACATTCCTGATGGGTAAAATTCTCTAATATCTTTCTTTTCTTTACAGTTTTTGCAAATTTTTTCCATTTGTTTCATTTTATTTTATTCCTTAATTGAAATTGTTTTTTCTCAATCCAGTGTTGTATGTTTGGACTTATACTTCCATCGGGATTAGGATTTGACTCTAAATCATTTATGAGTTTTTCTCTTTCTGATTTTAGCAAATTTCTCATAAAAGAAATAGCCACATTCCTATGAACTAAAGGTAAATCTTCTTTATTGGGAAAATCGGGCAATTCTAAAATCTTTTCTTCCCAATCATTGTCTAGTTTCTCTCCTGCCGTGCAAGGATTTCCGATGAATGGAAATTTACAATAAGAACAAATAAAAATCTCATTTTCAAGAGGACTCGTACCTTCAACAGAATGTCCTATCTGACAATTCCTGCAGATTTTATCAGGACAATCTAATCCTAGGCAATTTTTTATTAATCTTTTCATTTACTTAATGCCCACGCCAATAATGCAAATCCTCCCAAGATTCCCAAAGCCATAAATCCTGCTCCTAATCCATTATATAAATTTTCCATATTTATTCATTATATATTTTTTTGCTTGTTCTTTAGTTACTTCTTTGCCGTCCCAATCAAGATATACTTTATCAAAATCTCCTTCATCTATAAGTTCACAAAGTATTTCTTTTTGACGAGGAGTATCTTTCTGCATAATCGCACTCATAGACCTGCCTAATTTGTTATATTCTTGCAATAATTTTTCCGCCTTCTTGCTATGAAAACTCCAACTTTTTAATGTTCTCCACTTTAATGTTAAATGGTCTTTCATTTCTTTATGCTCTTGATAAATCTTTTAATAAACTTCTTTGACTAAAAATCTTTTAATTTAATTTTATACATTTCGCCATTTTCACAATGCCAAACTATTCCTTCAATTCCGCAATCATTGCCGTATTTTGATTTTTGCTTTGGTAGCCATTCTTTTAATTCCTCAAAAGAGGTAGGCGCATTTTCGTGTATCGGGACTTGTCCAAGCGTGAAGAATACTATCCTATTTGTCGGCAAGTTTAGCGGATTACCTTGTATATTAGTTCCAACTGCTTCACCGCTCCATTCACCGTCAGGCAAGGACGTTAAATCAGTATTCTTTAACGCATCATTGAGCCATTTATCCTCTGAACTAATAGCGGTATCTATATACCACGGCTCAATTATTCCTTTATATTTTTGTATTTTATCGGGATTTCGTCTTTTCTCTAATCTGACACAAGTTCCATTTCGTATAGTTAAACGAACATTCATACCATCTAACTTTTCAGTTGCCTTCGCTCCTTTTAAGAAATCTAAAGTGACTCCATCAGCTATCTGATTCACTACTTGTCCATTTTTTCTCACAAACAATGTTTTTATTTTTCTCATATATTTTTAATAATATACACCGCTAACGCTCCTCCTATCTACCATCTTTATTCTTGTATTCATCACCCATTTCTTTTACTTCTTTAGGCGTTCGCCTATTAAAACAATCATTGCACAAAGTTGCTCTTTCTTCTGGCGGAATTTCGCCCCAAATTTCCCTCATTTCCGCAAATTTTTCCTTTTCACCCCACCCTTTAAGGTATATCTTTAAACACATATCGCATTTGAATTCGTTTGATTTCATTTCCTTTTAATTCTATTAGAAACTGTGATTAAAGTAAGTTTAGATTTCTTATTAAATCTTTGGGCGATTTTCTGTATTCGGTAGTATTCAGCTAATTCTTTGTCTATGGTTTTCATAATTTCTTGTAATGCTCAATTTTCTCTAAATATACTTCTGCATCCCATTTCGTGTAAGCGGTTTTTAGAATATTCAGCATATTCACTTTTTCTTTGCCTAGTTTTTGCCCGTAAATATATTGATTTCCAGAAAGATTGATGTTGCAGTTGAAACATTGAGTGTGAACATTATCTTCGTCAAAGTATAAAGCAAGTCCGCCTACACTTTTTGGAATGAAATGTCCCGCGTGTGCCCCGCTACCTTCGCATTTTCTTCCACAAGTGAAACAAATGTTTTTATCCCTTTTCTTAATATAATCAGAAAACACTTTCCATAGTTTTCTTTTGAGAACTGGAATCTTCTGTTTACTTTTTTTCTTCAAGCGTATCTTTTTCAATGTAGTTTTCAAGCACTTTAACTAATAGGTCGCGTTCTTCTTTTTTGGTGAACTCGCAAGACAACATAAAATTGGAATGTCCTTGGCAGTTTTTGTGGTCGTTGAAAGCTGGGATTGGTTCGTATGTTTTCATATATTTTGCATATCCATCTCGGCTAATTTTATAAGCGTATTAAGTGCTGAAATCAAAACAGCTATTCTCTTGGTTCTTAGTTTTAATCCCATTTCATTTATTCCCTCCTCTGTCTGTTCCCACGATTTCTCACATTGATTATCAGACTTGTGTTTCTCTCTATTTTCATTCCACCATTTTGGCTTATTTGTCAAGATTTCTTCCAATAATCCCATTAAGAAAGAGAACTCCCCCGCTAACTTTGCTTTCTGTTCTGCCGCGCCGTGGGGATTGGTAGTTAAACTACCCTCTTTTAGCATATTTTCGGTGATTTTAATGATGTCATCAGCCATAATGTCGTTTTCTACCTAAACTCTCGTCTACGCCCTCTGGCGGGCTTCACGCAAGCCCTCTAGGTTCACTGTCTCCAGTTGTTTTAATGCCTTAATCTTATCTAAGAAGTCATTATGGTAATTTTCCACTGCTTTTACCAAATTTTCAATAGTTTTACTTCCAGCTATTTTTTCTTTCAAACCCATTTCATAAATATCTTCTAGTGCATCGCTCAAAGTTCTATGAAATCCTAGCGCCTCACCTCTTCGGAATACTCCATTCCTTCTGCTTTCTGTCCGACTATCCGCTACTATATAATTTCTTGGGTCAGTGTAAATCTTGTAATGGTCAAATTTTAAGACTAATTTTTCCTTTTCCATTATCTCCTCATCTTCTTCTATTTTTGTTAGTGGTATGTTTGACATAAATTTATTTGAAAGGTGAATAATCTTTATCTTCTTTATCCCAATTAGTCCACAACCAAGCTCGCCATTTTTCTATGGTTTCTTCATTGGGCTGACCTTCGGCTATTGATAACTGAACTGCGTCTCTCATTGTGGAGGATATTTTGATGGAAATATCTTTTCTATCCATTGTCTTGCCGATAGACTGTTCTTTTCTATCCATATTTTTTTCCATCTGTTGCGTTCTAAAATTAGGATTACCTGTTTTTGGTTTCTTAATCCTCCAATACCCTTTGTCGTTCTTTTCCAGTTCGCCCTCCCAGTAATCGCCCACAAATTCATTATTCCAAGCGCTAACTTTGAACACTTCATCTCCCCCATCATCTAAATCCGCTTCTACGAAAGGTTTGCCGTTCCACTCTTTATTATTTTTGTTTGTGATTTGGTATTTCATAATTTTATTTTCTAAAATACGAGTAAGCTAATTCTTCAAAGGTATCTCTGGGTTTGAAATCTTTTTGCATCACATTCCAGTTTCTACTTTTCCATGCAGATTGTTCTTTGGTGAGTTTTCTGCCCGACCCAGCATTAACTATTTTGTCTTTTTCTTTAGAAGATAGATTATTGAATTTCATATATTAGTTTTGAATTATTAGCAGTCCCAGAATTGCGAACATTAGGAATAGTTCCATTACAAGTGTGATTTGAAATTGTCTACTTCGTAGTGTTTTCATTTTATTTGCAATATTCAATTTCCAATTCTCTTAAAATAATGATGACATTATCAGGGATTATTTCATCATTAAGTTGCGCTTCCTTTATTTTTATTTCAACATCTCGCAAAGCAGAAATTTTTATAAGTTTTTCTATTTCTTTTTCCATTTTATTTACGGGCATTTATTGTAATAGGCGAGTTTTTCGGCATCCGACCAATCCTCTGCCGAATCATCAATGAACCCTTCCTTGATTGCGTAACTGATTAAATTATTTATCTCTTTCATTTTATCGGGCATAAGGTGAAACTATATTATTATTTTTATAATCCTTAATAATTTTATTCTCGGTGAAACATTGGTGGCAGTGTTCGGTGAAAGTATTATGGAAGCCAGCTTTGTGCTCTTGTTCGTTGAAATCCAATTCATTTTCTAATATGTTCATTGTTTTTTATTCATCGCCAAATTTATAATTGTTCGCACAACTTCGCTCTCGGATATATTTTCCTTCTTGGCTTGTTTTTTCACGAACTCGACCTGTTGGGGGGAAAACCTCCAAGATACTTGAACTACTTTTTCGTAATCTTCTTTGATGTATGATTTCATTTTATTTTTCTTTACTAATTATTTCTTTTTTTAATTCTTCCTGTATCTTTGAACTATAATTATAGAAAACTTCCCGAATAATATCTCCCGAAAAACTAGAGCCGTGCCGTATCTTTTCTAAAATCTCTTTATCAGTAATATATTTTTCCATTACCTCATAATTAGTATCTTCTTTCTCCAACACTTCATAAAAAATATCGGACAAAACATCTAACAGACCCACTATAAATAATTTTTCTTGTATATTTTTCATAAATTATTTATATCCATACTTTTTTAATTCCTCATCTTTCAATTCTTTTATTTTACTAATCCACCAATGAAACATTTGCTGTTGCTCTTCTGATAAAACATAATTGCAATTATCACAAAATGTTTCTGTACCAAATCTTTCTCTATATTCTTCTTTTAATTTATCTTCGTCCATAATTTTATTAAAAGCGGACTACGCAGTAGGTTTTTCAACCATAGGATTTCTCCCTTAGGTCTGCCGTTATTACAGCATTACTTTTGACTTTGTTTATTTGCTCAAAAGCTCCCCGCCTATAAAATGTATTAGATAGCGATATCAATGTCAAGCAAGCGGTGTGGATAACTTATTCTGTCAAGAAAAGAGGTTATTACCTATAAAGGATAGTTCAATGGCTCTTTACTTTCTTTTTCTATTTCCTCTAGCGGGCAGAAAGTCATAGTTTGCCCCGTAGGAAATACTATACGGAGCGCCTGCTTATCTTTTCTCATATAAAGCGTTGTGCCGAAAGTTACTACATTTTGACCTGCAATTTTATATAAATCTATTATGTCGTAATCAACGAAGCGCGGTTGTTTCTTTTTCATTTCATTACTAATATCTTCCTCCTAGAGGGTAACTTAACTGCAAAGAAAACAGGGTCGTCTTTTTCTTCTTCGTCTATACCCACGATTATTGATTTCTCCTTTATCATTTGGTGTATCATTTTACCTTTAATAAATTCCTGCGGGACGATTGAGCCGTGAGGGTAAAGCGACCACACTTTAAAAAAATGTTTATAGCTGATTTCGGGACTGAAAATGTAGATTGGTTTTTTCATTTCTTTCTATAAATAAATCTATAAGGGCGGGGATGGAAGCCGAAAGTGATTTTCCATAGGTATTTCATTATTGCTTTTAATATTTTCATAGTCCGCAATTCACATAGCTAAAATAATAATCCCACCCTTTGTTTTGTATTATTTCTTCATCACCATCCTGCAATTCTAGTATTTTTTCATCGGCGGATTTTTTCGTTATTTCTCTATATTTTTTTGAGAGTTCTAATTTTCTTTGCAAGATTTTTCTTTTCTCATATGGTTCACCACGATTTCTGCTTTGCGTCATCTCTCTATGAGTTGTTGCTTCTATCTGCGATATATTGGCAAGTAACTTATCGCAAAATAACTTCCAGTTATGTCGCATGTTTATTTTCTCGTCTTTATATTTTATTGGGATATTTTCCATTAGAATTTTTCAGGGTTATTAAATCCTAAATCTGCATCTGACTTTTTTAATTCTTTTGCTAATTTTTCAACACTTCCTTTTGAAGATTCTAATTTAGTTAAATCCAATTCAGTAAATTTATGATTTTCGTGAAGAACAAACAAAGTTCCCCACTGACCTTCTCGCCGACTTTTCCATATTCTAATTTTATTGTAATGATTATTAGAATTTGTATCATCTTGCTCGGCTACTTTTTCTTTGTACAAGTTTTCTAAATTTTCTTGCTTCTGCACTCTCCATACTCCTAAAACCGAATCAGCTAGTCGGCTTATCATACCCGAATCTCTTATATCACGAATTGTCGGTTCATAATTTATCGCCATTTTATTATCAACACAGTGAGCAACCAGAAATACAACCAAGCCATATTCCACCGCTAATTGTTTTAACTTAGCTACAATATCTCCTATTTCAAGCGATAAATTTCCTTTCATTCTTTCAATAGAAAATATCTGATGCAGATGGTCTACAAAAATAACCTTTGTATTGTATTTAACACAACCCTCAATAATTTTTTCCAAAAGCCAATCAATGTGATTTTCAGTATTTTTCATCGGTAAGTAAAATAGTGGCGGAGTTCTATTATTAGAAATTTTCTTTATAAAACTGCGAGGAGAATTTTCAAGCGTAAAGAATGACGACTTAATATCTTTTTCCACCATATTGGAAAGCATGGTTAAAAGCAAAGTTGTCTTGCCGTGATTTGTCGGACCAGAAACTACTATCAATTCTCCCTGTTCAAAACCATTAAGAATTTTATCCAAAGTCGGCAGTCCTGAATTTATTATTTTGGGTTCAGGTTCTTTGGATATTATTTCCGCAAATTCCACAGAAGAAATCATTTTGTCCTCCCCTTGGTAGTTAACCAATTTTCCCTCAATGATATTTAGTTCTTCGTTTTTAATTTTCATTTTGATATTTTATAGGTGTTAATGTTATGAGCCGAAAGGCAGAATCCTATGTGGATTAGTTTTGTTCTATCTCTTTCGGTGGCAAAATACCAGTCAATGACATCGGTTATCTCGCTGGGCTTCATTCCTTTCTTAAAAAGATTAGCTATTATGATATTTTGCTTAAAAGTCATCATCGGCTTTATCTTCAGTAATTTCTCACATTTTGCGCTGAAATAATCCTTTATGTAATTTATAGCTTTTTGACGCTTGGGTTCCAATGGGCGAGCCAGTTCTCCTGTTTCAATATCAATACTATCTTCAAAGTTATCACTGTGCTTGTTTTCGTTATAGCTACCCATTTTGTTTTTTATCATTCTTTTATTATTAGTGGCATCTTCTTCTTTAGAAGAAGTGCTAATGTCTATTGTACTGTCATACTGTACTGTCTTATTAGATGTACCAGATTCTTCCCTGAGATGTACCAGATTGTGGACTTCTGGTGTACCAGATTGTGGACTTCTCTTTGGTTGCCAACCGAATGATTTTTTAGCTTTTGTAACTGAAATACTTTTTCCATATGGGGTTCTTATTGTTTTAATATATCCTTCTATTTCTAATTTACTTAAAATCTTCATTATTGTTTTTCTATCCCCGAATCTCTTTAATTCTTCTACTTTTATGGGTTTTCCTCCTAAAACTTTTCCAAGACCTGTTTCTAAATCAATTTTTGTCATTTTATCCAATAACCAAAGATAAACCCAAATACAACTTGTCTTCTGATTAACACGCATTTTTTCATAATGCTTCGGCTCCAATAATCCATTTGAAACAGTAATATAGTACATCTCATTTTTTATATCTATGGATATTTTTCTCAACTATTCCTATTAAATCCCGTTCCATTTGTCCGTTCCACCAATTTTTATGTCGCATGTGGTTTATCCACGCCCACATAGAAGCTCCATGTCCAGCGTGCATATCATTTTCATTGCCTATTTTAGATACAGTTATGTCGTAAATATAATTCCGACTGACTCGTATGTTTATGTATAATCCATCTGAATCAATACTTTCTAACCAAATCCCTAGTTTCTTATCCATAGAAATTACAAACTAAATAGAGCAAAAAAGAATCTTGGGGAAACTTTCTTGCTCAACCTAATTGATAATTTAGACCCAAGATTTTTATCCATACGCTCATTATACCAAAAATTCAGCAAGTCTAGTATCTTAAAAGCATATTTTGTGGATAACTTTGATATACAAAGTGGAGAAACCGAGAGATATTTTGTAGCATGCGTAAACTCTCGGATGAACGAATTAGCTAAATTTTAATTAGTTGCGTTCTTACCAAACTACTTTGCGTCTTCACACATTTCATTTGTGGTATTTCGAGGCTAATTAACCCGAATATTCACCCATTTCTCCATTTTATACACCAAACATTGATTATAACATACTAGAAAGGGGGAACAAATATCCCCCTTTTGACTATCAACTCACTTTATCCATTGCTCCTCCAAACCAAGTCTGGCTGTTCCAAACTGGCTCATCGTAGATGTTCAAGCAATCTTCCTTGTCCGCCTCGTGTTTGTGGAAATAGATGGTGTGCCATTTTCCATTTTCATCCTGCCAACAATCGCCATTCGGCTGGTTGCGAGAGAAGTCAGGATGAATAGCATTGACTCTGATTTGAGCAATCGTGTCTTGCCACAATCCTCTCTTTCTTCGTTCTCTTTCCACTTCTTCAAGGTCGGTGATAACATACGAGGGTTTGAAGAACATAAACTTAACTTCCACCAAACCTATGCCTGAAACAATCGGCATAGTGTCCGCAGTTTTAATATCGCCATGGAAAGTGCGTTTTGAGAACTGTATTGCTTCTCTAGCGCTCCAATTGCGATTGACAACAGTCCAAAACTTGAAACTTGGCATCGTTACCTCCTGCTATTATTATATTCCTACAGAAAAGGCGCAGATGCCTGCGCCTAGTGCTTCTTTATCGGTTGTTCATCCATCTGCGATAACAGGCTGGATAATGGAAGAGAGAACCGTAGAACTCGGTAGCCCTCATCCAAAAGAAAATTCTCTTTTTGCACGAGGCACATTTCTTCATAGAACAATCTCCTTTACAGATAGCATAATATATTGCCTATAATAAAACAAAAAACCGCCTCCTTATTAGGGACGGTTCTTTGAGGGTTTAACACCATGCAACTAGGCGACACAAGTCTATCGTACGCTAGACGAGTAAAAAATTCGCCTATGTTAATTATATCACTTAAAAAAAAGTATTGCTATCAATGCAAAAATCACAAAACAGAATAAAAGTGCTCCACCGACAATAAAAAAGGTTTTCCAAAAAGATGTGTCTTCTTCTAATTTTAGATATTTTTGTGGTTTATCTCTCCCTTCTATAATTCCTTCTCCCATGATAATTTTATCCAGTTCATCTGATTCCGTTTCTTCCGTTTCCACTTTTTCTTCTAGTTTTTGAGCAAGTGCGTAATCGTCATCTTTGGGGTCGAATTGTTCTGGAACATCAATCCAATTTTTTTTATACTTTTTCTTTTTCATATTAAATTTATTTTAGCATTCGTCAAAGCGCCGACTATCCCATCACTGACTAATTTATTTTTTAACTGAAAGTCTTTAACTGCGATGAAAGTCTTGTCGCCAAAAATTCCATCCAATGCTAATTTATATCCTTGTGTGTTTAAGAATTTTTGCAACTCTTTGACATCGCTGTTCCACATTCCTTTTCGTAGAACTTTCTTGAAAATATACTTCAAAGGAGTTGTATCAAAATATGGCATCGGGTCAATCGCTCCGAAATAGCCGTTTGTCTGCCTTGTATTATACCAAGTAAAGTCTGTTTCATTTTGAGCGACAGTCTTTAATCCGAAATGAAGATGGTCGCCTGTGGATACTCCCGTATTATCCGCATAACCAATAAGTTCGCCTGTCTTGACTTGCTGTCCTGTCTGCACCACTGCGTTATCTTTGAGCAAGTGCCAATATATCGTTTTTATGTAGAAAACCCCGCCAAGAAGCTCGTAGGGCGTTAGCGAACGTATTACAACCCCATTACCTCCCGCATTATCTACTTCAGGATAGCAAATACCGTCATGCGAAGCATATATGGGCTGTCCACGATATGCTTGCAAATCTATGCCATTATGTCCTTTCAAACCTTGAGCAGTGTATAAATCAGTTACTCTGCCAAAGACATAATTAACAAAGAAAGGATTGATGGGATATTTTAATTTAAGTGTCATATTTTATTCTTTCAGGAATAATGAGTATATCGTACTTGCGGAGGCTAAAACTCCCAGAATCGTGGTGTACCACACTGTATCTCGGAGAAATACATATATCCCTCCTACTAAAACAGAAAGTCCTATCATTAACAGTTTTGATCTGTTGCCACTGGTGCTTTTGAAATATTGAAAAGCCACCGATAACGCCGCACCCACCACACCTATCGCTAGAAAGTCAATTAAGTTTGTGTCCATAAAATTATTTATCTATTAATACTAATGCTACCATTACTAATAAGAACCAATTTGGAACGATTCGCTTTCATAATCATATTTCTCCGTTCGCAATGAATTGATTTTAATCGTGATACTTGAACGAAGTTTATATATTCCAGCGTCTATTTTAATTGGGATTGGAAGATTGTGCATTTCTTTTGTGCATCCTTTGGTGAAACGGGCTACTCGGTCTGGCACATCCCACAGTTCGCCTGTTTCTATATTCTCAAATTGGTTGTCCATTACATAGAGAGATTCTTTTGGAGAACAATACTCTATCTCATAATTAAAACCTCCTCCTTGATTGGTGAAAATTGTAATAACGTGGAAAGGTTGCACGAATTTAATTTCATTTATCGGATGCAAAAGCAAAAATGCAAGATAGAGCATCATCAGCGAACCCAAAATGGTGATGTATAAAGCGGCTTTCGGTAATATATTTTCAGTGAAAAAATTTTTCATTTTATTATTAAAGCAATTACAGCTCCAATAAAAGCAATTAAAATAGTAGCCACTAGACCATAAATAATTTTTCTAATAGGTTCAAATTCCTCCTGTGTAACAAATTTATGTTTCAGAACTTCGTTTATCCCATCAATGCTTTTTATCAGATATTTGACGTCCGATGCGACTACCGCTAGGTCAATATCTTCTTGTCTTTTGGTATATGAATCAGGCATAGTTACTTGTCAATTACTTGTTAATCGCATCTTTCTTCTTCTTCCGTGCTCTTGGTTGCATTTTGCAAACGGGCGAAACAATCAATGCACAAAAACTTTTCTATAGAAAGAATGAAGTCAATATCATTTTTACTACTGCAATAAGCGCATTTGTTTCTATCCGTATATTTTGATGGAATGCTTCGCGTTTTCATAATTTCCACAAGCCCGCCCGCTTCAAAGAGAAATGAGCGGATTGTGAAAGTTATGCTGGCGTTTCTGTTGCAGGTTCAGCAGGCGCATCAGTAGCAGGAGTTTCTGTTGCAGGCGCTTCTGCAGGCGTATCAGTTGCTTCAACTGGTGTCTCTGCTTTTTTTTCTTCATCCATAAATAATTTATCTTCCGTGTTAGCTTTTAATGGCTCGACCTCGTTGTCAGTCTTTTTCGTTTTCTTTTTAGTTCCTTTCTTGAATCTTGGTGTTGTCTCTTTATGTTTGTATTTCATAAGTGTTATAATTGTAACAATCTGTACTAGAGATTACAAGCAACCTGTTTCTGACTGCTAGTACCAGTTGGAAGCAGATTTTTTGTCTATGAAACAAATTGAATTAAGTAAACAAGGTAAATATAAAGGAAAGTATTTTGCTATCGTTGATGATGAGAATTTTAATAAATTAAATCAATTTAGATGGAAAGTTGAACAAAAAAATAAGAAACCAAATAATGTGTATGCAGTAGCTGATGGAATGAGAATGCACAGAATTATTATAAATGCTCCACAGGGAGTAGATGTAGACCATAAAAATGGCAATGGATTGGATAATAGAAAGAAAAATTTGAGACTATGTACATTGACAGAAAATCAAGCAAATTCAAAAAAAAGAAAGAATACAAGTTCAAAATATAAAGGTGTTCACTGGAATAAAAACAGGAATAAATGGCAAGTTCAGATATCCTTCCAAAATAAGCATTTTTTAATTGGTAGATTTACTTCTGAAATTGAGGCGGCAAAGATATATGATATAAAAGCTAAAGAATTATTTGGTGAGTTTGCAAGAACAAACTTTTAGTTCGTTTTACGTTCATTGTGCGAAGTATAGTGTCGCAAATTATCTATTGTGCGACACGCTAATCAATGTCAGATAAATCTTGGTTAAGCGCCGTGTTGCTTGCCACTTCGCTCGCTACTCCCGCTTCGTATCTCAATATCTGGTTTCTGATTATATCCAGAATCCAATTCTTTGAATGAACAAGAGCACTGATGGGATTTGGAATATCATTCCCTTGCTCGTCTTTTATTATTGCTTGATATTTGGTTGCCGCCAGAAAACGAGTTACCTTGTCGCTGGGCACATTTAGTGTTAAAACTGCCATAAAATTATATCGTTAAATTTTTGATAAAAAGTAAATTCGACCTATGTATTATACTATTAAATTTATAATCTATCCTATCTGCTTTATATTTCCCTCAATGTTATATGTTACTGTCGTGTATGTCCCAGCCGCTTGAGTTCGGAGCGTGATTGCAGTGCTTGCTTTGCATCTAATATGTATAGGCACTCCTTCATAAGGCACAGCGCCGCCCGCATTCGTCAAAGCCGCATTACTAATCACTCCAGCCAGTGTCGTGAAGTTAAGAGTTATTACTCTCGCTGTGTTCCCCTCATCAGTATAGGCGCACTCGCAAGTAAAGCTAAATAAAGTTGAAGTTGTTATAAGAACATTCATAGATACTTCATAAGAAGCGTCTGTCGCACCAAGCGTATAGGTTGCCACACTAGCATTAGCCGCAATCTGTGCTGTGGCTCGTCCCGTGCTACCAGCTACCAATATTCGTCTTATTGTATTCGTTGTCGTAGTTACATAATATGCGTCAGTTAGATATTCCACTGCTCCAGCTTCGGCGGCAGTCAGGAGCGCGCCTGAAGTGAATTTGAGTGGTGCGGTATTTACAGCGGCAGTTCCAGCGGCTAGATGTAATTTTGCCGTAGGCGCGATAGGCGTAGTCGTTCCGCCAGTGATAGACACGCTTCCCGTTGAGCTTACAAACATCACTCCGCCTGCGGTCGTAAGCGCTAGTCCTTTGCTGGCAGTATTCGTTTGAATGTCAAAATAAGTAGACCTAGAAGTCATAAACAGCGTGGTTGAGCCGCCAGTCATCTTGAAAGCGGTAATGGCGTCCGTTACGTTGGTTAGTTCCAAATTGAAATTAGAACCATTGCCTTGTATGGTTACCCTGCCAGTTCCCGTCCCTCCGATACCCACATTCTGACTAGCATCAATCGTGAATGCTTCCACAGCATTACCTGACATCAAACTAACTGTGCCGCCCACTTTGCGCGTGCCTATCTGATATAGATTGGTGCTGTAGCGCCAAGTGATTTCAGCGCCGCGATTGCTCGTAGGACTGCCGAAAAAGATACTTGACGCTGAAGCATCTGGCACTAGAATGGAGAGACCATTGGAAGAGTCAGCTTCAAAAACCCCAAGATTTCCATTCGCATTTGCCGTTACTGTCCCTGCGCTTGCGTTCATAACGTGCAGGTTGCCATCTGGTGTCGTTCCTACTGTTCCTATCCCCACCTTACCCAAAGAAGTTACACGCAACCTCTCCGTTGCCGCGCCAACACCCACGCCTAGAGTATTTATGATAAAATCTCCACTTTCAGTTCCAGCAGTTTTATCCGTAAAAACAGTTGCTATGCTTGCAAAAATCTTTTTTGTTCCGATGCTGTTATTAGAACGGAATGAGATGCTTCCAAAGTTCCCCGCATTAATACTCGGAGTATAAAGGTCTATTACTGCCCCATCTCCCGTAAAGGTTGAATCAAAACTTGCGACAGTTGTGTCGCTTACCACATTAAGTTTGAGATAGGGACTGGTCGTCCCGATACCGACATTCCCAGCAGTAGTAAGTGTTAAAATATCACTAAAACCAGAGACATTAGACGTGGCAATCCTTATATCTCCCCTGTTAGAATTTACCGCAACCCCATAAATTCTTCCAATTCTGTTTAAGTTGCCAAAATAGAAATCAATAGCAGGGCCATCTCCTACACTAGCGCCGACTGTGCTTAATCTTAAACCAGGAACAGTGCCTGCTCCGCTCCCACCTCTTTCCAGCGATAACAAAGTGGTAGGAGCACTTGTTCCTATTCCCACATCGCCGTTGTCGAATATAACTTGCACGTTACCAGCACTATCATGAAAACTTGTTACGCCGGAGGCATTAATTAAAATTTGTCCAAATGTACTATTGGGTTCTTTGGGTCTTATCCAAGTGCCCACCGGACCACCCGCGCCTGCCAATCCCTCATTGTCGCTAGTCATTATAAAATAACCGCCACTTTGGATATTTCCGGCCACATCCAACTTTTCTCCAGGCGTATTTGTACCTATTCCCAGTCTGTTATTTGTGTTATCCCAGAAGAAATTAGCGTTATCTTGCGCTATTATGCCTGTAGGATTGACGAATAAGACAGAGCCAGCCGTTCCGCCCGTGATTGTGCCTCCAATAGCTCCTACATTGGCAGTGGCGTTATCTGCTTGCTGTTGCAGATTGCTTACTTTACTGATTAGAAATTGAGAACGCTGGTCTAGTATGCCGATAGCTCTATCTAAAACAGTCTGGGTTAAGAGTTTGCCTCCATTCTCTATCTGTTTTAATTCTATTTTAGTATCATCTGTTTTGCCTTCGTTGATTTTGAAAACAATTTCTGGTCTGCCGTCCAAAATAGTTTCTTTGTATTTTGGAAGTTCTATTTGAGCTAAAACCTTTTCAACAATGATTTCTTCATCCGCATCCTTGCCGTCTTTAGGCTTTTTTTTCTCTACTTCTTTTAATAGAGATTTTACTTCATTTAGTTTGACGGAAAATTCGGTAATTACTTCCTTTTTTATTTTAGAAGTTCTGCCATCAATAGCAGAAAGCAATTTATTATTTTCCTGTATTGATTTCTGAAGTAAATCATTGACCACCCCTTTTGTTTCAGAGTTCAAAACTACATTTTCTTTGCGATTATTTGCCAAAATGCCAATAATGCCTTTTAAGACTTCGGCAATGTCATCTACTGTTACCAGTTTATCGGCATTGAAGATTCTTGATAGTTTTTTTAGTTGTTCGTGATTATTGTCCATAACATTTGACTTTAATGATGTTGCGTTGTTTATCTCTTGACATTTTTCTTTGAGGGTGCTATACTCTCGGATATGATATTATTTTTAGTTTTATTGGTAGTGATATTTGCCTTCACATTGCGTGGCGTGGTTGAAGACCGTGTTGAGGGAGGCTTTTTGGGCGATTCTGAAGATTGAAGAATCTTTAGCATTTCAGGGTCTGTTTTTGCCTTAAAAGCCCTTTCTACGATGTCTAGGTTCTTCCTTAATGCCAATTCAACATCTAAAGCGTTCATTACCTTATAACCCGCTCCACGAGGCAATAAACCCCCTACAAAGCCCCTAATTGACCCACCAGTGAGCATATCTCCATATTTAGCTAAAAGATAACCTGCTTTTTCTATCAAACCTCTCTCGTTTATCTTTTGTTTTAATTTATTTACTGCTTCCACATTTGCATCTATCAGTTTTTGAGTATCATATAAATCAGAGAGTTTTTTATCTAGGGCTTTTGCTTCTGTTCCGCCTAGTCCCTCTCGCGCGACAAGTTTTAAACCAGAGCGAGTATTTTCAAATGCCTGCGCATTTACACTCGTAAGTGGGTCGCCCATTTTATTAAATGCTTTAGAGCCAAATTCTATCCCATACTGTCTTGAAATATTATTGACTTCATATCTGTTTAATCCTTCCTTTTTAGCTTTAGCAAGTATTTCTTTCGTATTGCCTTCAGAAACTTTGTCGCCAATTTTTCTATGTAGTTCTGCTAAATCAGTTAGAGCTTTAGTAACATAATCGGTAGATACTATTCTTCCACCAGCAGTTTGTCTTTTAATTGCTAAATCTTTTAGTTTATAGATTCCAGTGTCTTTTAATAATTCAGCATCTACTCGTCTTGCGTATTCAGGAATACTTGCTTTTATTCTTCCTTGTAAGTCTTTGAATGTTTCTACGCCAGAAGTATCAATAGATTCCAAAGCATTTTGCACTGGTTTAATATCTTCAACTTTTCCTTGTGAGATTTGTCCTAATGCTTGTTCAGGAGTTTTTTTAGGTTCAATTAAATCTTTGGCTTTGGATAAGTCAGGCATTGCAGGCATTGTCGGAGTGATTTTATCTATTCCAGATTTTATTTGTTCAATAGTTCGTGAAACCACTGTTTTAGGGTCTATTGCACCCTTTTCCATAGCACCAAGAGCTAAATTTAATCCTCTGCCGAAATCTTCTCCAGCGTTGGGATGCTCCATTGCAAATTGTTGGAATTCTGGTATATCGGACAATCCGCTTCCTGTAATAGTCTTAATAACATTGTCATATTTAGAACCGATATAATCGGTTACTTTATTGAATCCTGTTGCTCCAATCAAAGCGCCAATAGGAGCAAAGACAGTTCCAGCCACATCACCTGCTGTGCGAAATCCAGTTTTAGCTACGCCTTTTAAGAAATTACCTTTCTGTATATCCTTTGCTCCTGCTTGAATATCTTGTCCTAATTTTGATGCAATCCCTTGCCCCCCGCCACCATACAAAGCGCCTAATCCCGATAGACTTTCTTTAGCAGACCCAAATAAATCAAACTTTGGTTTAGGTTGCAAAGATGCTCTAACAGCATTACTATCTACTCCTTCAATGTCAAAACCTTGAACAATAAGCTCGTCCAAGAGCTTGGTTTTATCCGAGCCGAGCGGAGCGTTTTTTAATATCGTATCTATTTGTGGTTTTGTTAATTGCATATTAGTTTATTTCATAACCTGCTTTTAAGTATTGCGACTGTGAAGAATTTAACGCATCTTTTATAGAATCTATATACGTTTTTTCTTGTCCGATTATTGGCTCAAATAAATCCACTTTAGTTGGTTTAAAATCAATACCTTCCGAAAGAAGTTTTGCTCTTGTCTGGTCAAGCATAAAGTTAGTCAAAGCATTAAGTTTTACTTTCACATTGTCATCTGTATCGGTAACATTCGGGGTCATTTTATCTACTAACTCTAACTGCTGTGCTGTCAGTGTTGCGCCTGAAGCCCAATAACCTGTCTGTAATTTTATCCCATTGATATATGTTTCATTCTGTAAAGTTTTATTTTGTTTAAGCGCTTGTCTAAATGGGATTCCGACATCTGTAAAAGGAATCTTGACATTTAAGAGAGCACTGAAAGGATTGATGCCAGTAAAACTTCCTTCGGGATTATCTTCTGCCAAACTTTTAGTGGAACTCATTACTCCTAAAACATATCCTATTTGAGTTTTATTAGTTGCACTTATTTTATTACTGCTTGTCAGTTTCTCCAAAACAAGATTATTTTTATCGGCAGAAGAAAGAGAGGGATTATCCAATATGGTGGAAACATCAATCGGTTGTCCACTGCCAATTTCTATATTTAATTTTGCCAGATTAGCCTGCTTAATTTGCCTATCCAGTGGGTCAGTCAAGTATTTTCCGCCTACCTCCAGAGCTTTGGAGAGCGCATCGGGTTTGCTGGTATCAATAGCATTTAACTGTTTCATTAAGTCGCTACTTTTCGTTCCTGCGTATTGAGCAATACCCATTTTTATATTACTGATAGCCGTTTCTGTTTTTATCCTTTCATCATAAGCTCTTTCATCATTTCTGATTTTCTCTGCGTAAGCCCTATCCTCTGTCTTATTAAACATTTCTTTGTTTTCCTCATAAACAAATTTAAGAGCATCCAGTTTGATACGACTTGCTTCCAGTTTATTTTTTAATTGTCTATCCGCAATATCTGCCGCTCCTTGATAATCATTGTCCGCTACATATTTTAGAATAGCCAAATCTGCCTGATGATTGGAACTTTCATTTTGAATACGCCCTATTTCTTGTTGCGCTCCTGCCGGTGAACCTATAAAGTTCTTTCTAACATTTTCAATTCTATCTCTGGTAGCTTTAGCATCTGCCATTATTTGCGCATTTAATTTGTCAGATGTCTTTTTAGCCGCATCTTGCGCCGTGTAATCAATACTACTAGGTATATTTTCTGAATCTGTCAGAGCTTTTAAATAATCTAACCCAGAAGTATCTTTTTCCTTTTTACTTTCCGTTATCGCTTTATCGCTTGCAGTCTGCGAAGCACTAGCCATATTTTCCACATAAGAACTTAACCCCGCGCCAGTTGTATCGGTGCTCGCAGGTGGCAAGATTAAGCGTTGTGTGGAATTGGACAAAGTATCAGAAGGAATTATATTAGTAGGCGGGTTAGAAGTTAAATCGGTTGTCTGCCCTTCACGCAATTTAGCTCCAGTTTGAGTATCATAATTAACAATCCCGAGAGATTCTCCCGTATCTTGACTGTATAATGTATCTCCTTTTTTAAATGTGTTGGTTGGCATTTTATTTATTGTAACATTTATTAAGCAATCGCTTTTAAGTCATCATTAGAAACTAAAATTATTTTATGCAATTCATCATCCCCCGTAAATTCCATGCAACATTTTATCTGTATTCGCGTATTCGGCAGAGTTATCGGGAAACTTCCGTAAGAAAGAACTTGACCTGAAATCTCTCCTAACTTTATCCACTTTTGGAATCTAGCTTTAGCCGTTCCACTTACGCCAGTTACCGCAGTATCTAGCGTTACTGTGTAGTTAGGAGAGGAAAATGTTACTGTGGTAATTTGATTGCAACTCCCACTTCCCGCGCCTTGCAAGATTTCCACTTCGTAGCCTGCATAGGCAGACACATCGGTAGTTGTAGTGAATGTGGTCGTGGAAGTCCAAGTAATTGTGGCTTCAATCGGGGCTTCTTCATCTAATCTATATTTTAGAATTATCTTGTCTGCCGAATTTAAAAATCTTCTAAATGTCGCCCAAAGTCTTGTCCAGTTATCGGTAATTTCATTTGATTCAAACCATGTAGTTACGAAATATCCTTTCTTTTGTCCTTCATTGTCCGTATCGGGTTTAGCGGGGCTGTCTATGAAGATAGCTGACGCTGTGGCAGAAGCATCGGTGTAATAGGACGCGCCACAAACTAGACTGCTTCGCCCTAAAGTTGAATTAAACTCGCTGGAGTTTAGGTATAAAGCTCCCGCGCCGAGTATTCTGTTCTGTCCGTAGTCCGTGATAGTCGAGCTACTTCTTTTCTTTAAAGTGAAAGCGTATTTGTGAGTTAAGTTTTTACTTTCCAAATCCAGTTCCCAAATTCCTGAAGGAAAACTCTCAATGATAGTGTTGTTAGCATCTTCTAGTAAATTATTTGCCAAAATAAGAAGCGTGTTATTTCGGGTCGCCACAAATCCGTTGGAATGCACAAACTTTCCATTAGTCGGACTTTGAATCGTGCCATCATTAAGTAATACTCTATCTATCGGAAATCTTTGAATCTCGGAAAAGGAATATCCTGTGTATTTTAAGATAACCGCATTGGAATCTACCGCATAAGGCACATTTTCATTTATAGTGATTGCAAGACAAGCTGGTGCGTTTAGCACAAATTCCACTGTAGCGGAAGAAAATCCGTCCCATTGCATAATTGAACCTCGTAGCCCTGTGCTAGCGGTTGTGAGCACGGCGGTAGAACCTATCCAAATATAATCATTACTAGCCGCAAAGGTGTTGATTATACCGATGGAGTTCCCTAATTCGATAAAATATGAACCAGCCGAAATCACCGCCACATCATTTTCATCTATTGAGCCAATGCTTTGACCTTGGTATTTAAAATATAATCTGTTGAACTTTTGAAAATATACCAATTTGCGATGAGTAGTTGCTCCCCCTGCATTTAGATAACTAACATGTAATATCCAATTATCATCAAATGGTCTTCTGCTATAAATTCCGACAGTAGTGGTAATCCAAAGTCTGTCATTAAAAGTTTCCATATCTGAAAGCTCTGCAGTAAAAGAAGTTGAAAATGAACCTCCTGACACAGAGATAACCCCATTAGCTCCTTTAGTTTTATTTGCTTCAACTACTCCGCTTGCATTTGTAACTTCAAAATAATTAGCTCCGCTTCCTGTTATGGTAAATGTTCCCTCGTTACCTGAAGCCATACCAGTAATAAGAACTCGCACTATCGCCCCGATAGGAAAAGTTAAAGCGGTAATGCCAGGGTCTGTTCCCGTTCCGTCCCAAGTATAGCGATATGTAGTTCCTCCAGTTAAAGTTACATCAAATTGCGAATCCGCCAGTCCTGAATCAAAAAAGGCGGCGGTGTCTTCGGTGAAAGCGCTAGTTAATAAATTATCTGCCGTCTTAAACATTCGTGTTCCGCATATAGCCCACCACAGCCCGAAAGCGAATCTAATAGCCACTGGTCGCCCTAAATCTGCGTCATCGGTAGAATTAGTGTTAGCCACTAATTTATTCGCCACTCTTAAAGTTCCTAGCTTGCTCTGAAAGTCAAGGTTGAATGAACTCCAAATAGAACCCAGTCGGTCAGAACGATTGGTCTGTAAGTATCGGAAGTTTTGATTTTGTGGGGGGAAATAATTTTTCATCCTAATTCACTAAAATTATACAAAGCAATAAACCAATTTATTCCATTACCATCGGTGATTCTTAGATATTGAGTAGCAGGAGCTTGTGCATTTGGACTGGTGGCTACAATAAAACCTTCATTCAAATCCCAATCCCCTGGAGGTTTTCCCATTTTCCCAGTTTTTATAAACCCCCTACCCACTAAAGCTCTAACAAAATTGTCAGGAACACCACTTGAAGTTTCTAAAGAGATAAGTTTCTTTTCTAATTCCTCAATTCTTCTGTTAAGTTGTTCATAATTTTTTTCCATTTAAGTTTTAGTTAAATTAGTCCAAGCTGAAGTATTTTTAATCAAAGTTGTGAAAGTACTTACATTCTTACTTTGATTAGAAAATGAACTGGGATTTTTTGTTTGATTAGACCACCATATCCACCCACTGCCGGCTATTGCTATATTTTGGTTATTGATGCTATTTCCTCCTGCAACCCAGATGGCTCCCCCAGTAGCGATAGAGTGCTGTATATTTAGATAATCAGAATTAACTATTCCATTTGCTTTTGAAAGAGTATGCGTTCCGGTCGTGTCGCTATCTATTATAATTAAGTTACCTGGAGTACCGACAGCCGTAAAAGTTGTTACAGTCTGAGTTGTGCCAGCAGTAAAACGTATCTTCAAACCAGGGCTCAATTTAAAATCATTGAATGTATTTGAACCTGTGATTGTCCTATAAAATGAACTGGCATTACTAAACCAAACATTATTATATGTTTTACTTCCAAAATTGAATGTTCTATCTGCAGTCAGATTGCCTTGGATAATTAGTGTTGAAGTATCAGCATTTAGAGTCAGATTGGTTCCTGAGATTGACATGGAATTTTGACCAGTCAGTGTCCATACTCCACTTCCCATATTAATCTCCCTGACATTGGAACCAGCGGAAGATAAGCTTGAACCAGTTACATTTTTACCATTCGCATTAAATGTTCCGCCAGTTAAATTTAATCCAAGAGTAGCTAAAAAAGTCAAATCATCTGCTAATTGGGTAGTTCCTCCGATGCCTGTAAAACTTGCTTTAATCGCCTTTCCTGCTGTCGTTAAAATCGCTACGCCAGAAGTATGGCTGAAATTTAGATTCCCTGTATAGGCGAAAGTCATGGCAGAAACTAAAGTAAGAGAACCATGGATAAACATATCACTTGAACCAGCAAAGGTTCCTGTAAATCCAGTAAAATTCATAGAAAGAACGAATGGATTTGTGGTTACAGTTATAGTATTTGCCCCGCTATTTGCATCAAAGAATACATTATCAGATATTGTTGGCACTGCTTGCCCTCCCGCGCCACCGGAAGTAGCAGCCCATTTTGTGCCTGCTGTTGTGTCCCAATTTGCGGTTCCGCCTACCCAAAATCTATTAGCCATTATCTTGAACTCCTATAAATTGTTCTAATCTGCATTTTTTCGTCTTTCGACCTTTTGGAATAATACTCTCCTATCGCATCTTCCATTTCCAACATCTCTGATTTCAGAACATTCACATTAGCCAGTCCGTTACGATAGGCGTATTGGTAAGAGGGACGCAGAGCCAGATATTCGTGGAAAATACCCGCAAAGCCAGGCTTCTTGGTGGTATCAGAAACTGTAAAATAGGTTGCTTCCCTGTTGATGTAAATTTTCAGTCCGTTAGCCACGCTGTAATTCGGCACAGGGTCTAGGAAAATGCCATTAGCGGTCTTATCGTATCTAAAAGGTTGTCCGCCGATATTCTGTCCGCTAAAGAAACTATCCATACCTTTACCAGATTGCACATCCACTGGATAGATTTCGTGGAATAACCCGTTGGTATCAGCGACCATCACCTTATAAATGTCCAAGATTACATTCCCCGACCCGTCTACTGTAAAAGAATAATCCCTTTGCGCGGAAGCGAGATTAGCAGTTATTATCGGATAATCAGTCTGGTTAGAATCGTCTAGTTGCCAAGTTCCGCTCGCCTGCAAAATAATAGACCACGCTCTATCCAGCGCCAAGTTTATATCTATCACTTTTTCAGCTATCGGATAACTCGTAGCGTTCGCTTTGGTGTTAGAGTTTATTAAGGAAACAATGTTTGTAAAATTTGCGCTCATTTTTTCTTAAAGTTATTACGAAAATCGTTTAAATGTGAAAAAATAGTCGCCACTACTTCTTCGCCCTCCAATGAAAGAGATTCATAATCTTCATATTGGTCTGTCAAAAAAGGTTTCATCATCGCTTTGCCGATTGGAATTATCTTGTCGGTATACTTTTGCGCTTTGAGCGCCAGTTTGTTGCGTTCTGTTTCCAATTCTTCTTTCTTCTTTTTAAGTTCATCGTAGCTGGTGTGCAGTTCGGCTGGCACTTCTTTTATCATTCGGTCAAAGATTTCCTGCTTAATCACTTTCATTCTTTCAATACATTCCTCCACAATTTTAGTTTCCACTTTTTCCTTTTCCAGGAGGTCTTCAATGTTTACTTTCTTTTCTTCCTCCTGAATCTTTTTATCGGTTTCCTCCATCTGTTTTTCTAGTTCTTCTATTTCTGCCGATTTTTCTCTGCCCAATGTAATCAATTCTCCTTTTTTTTGCAGAAGGGTTTTAAGTTTAGGGTTTTCTATTGTGATAGTTTTGGGATAAATCATAATTTATTTTTTAATGAGTAAAGATTCATAAGCCTGTTTCCAAAGATGCGCATTTTTTTCAATGGAGTATTTTTCCTTAACATAATTATATGCTTCTTCCGCAAGTTGCACACGTTTTTCTTTATTGTTGATTAAATCTTCAATGGCATTTATCCAGCTCTGCGTATCTGTTGCGATTATCATGTGAGCCGCATCATCTTTATCTACTTGATATGGAGAATCGCCTGTTGAAAAGCCCTGCGCAATCGTAGCGATTTTGAGCATACTATTTTCTAAAAACTTTAGATTGGATTTGCAACGATTAAAATAATTATCCGCGCGCGGAATGATAACCATATCCAGTTTCAAGCCGTTCAGATACTCGTAATACACATCGGAAGCGACAAAAGAGTGCCATTCAATGTTCACCTTGTTCCAAAAAGCGTATTCATCCACATAAAGCTGTTTATATATTTCATTCTCTCCCTCTGGCGGGAGCGACAGCAAGACTAACCGCACTCTGGGGTCATTTTGATAATGGTCAATAATCGGTTTCAGGGCTTCCACATCGGAAGTTACCCCCACGCTTCCAGTTATGCCGATGCGTATTGTGTCTGTTTCATTGCGCAGGGGTTCTGGGTAATAGAAAGGGTCTACGCAGTTGGGCAAGACAACAGTATTTGGATTAAGTTCCGCATATTCTTTTTTCAAGAATTCCGTGGAACAGGTTACGAGGTCGGCTTCTTTAATGAAAGTATCTATATTCTTATTCAGCATCCCCAATCCTCGCTTGACCTTTTCTTCATTCATATATTCATTGAATTTGAAGCCTCCATAATCCTTGTAAGTATCATCGTTATCACATACCACTTTCTTTCCCGCTTGTTTCAAAGCTCGAAGCATTGCCAAATGTTCTTCTCTTTCAGGACGATGAAATACGATTATATCGGCATCCACCAATGCCTTTGCTTTCTGTTCGGGTGATATTCGCTGTAAGCTCATAGTAGTTCGGTCGCCATCCCAGCCATTCTCTTGCAAAGGGAAAAGACATCTTATGTTAAAACAGCCTTCGAGCCCGTTATTTGTAAAATAAACCTTCATTTTTTTATTTGGTTATAGTTAGTAATTTTCCATCCGTAACTATCGGTCTTTTTATGACACTCAAAACAAAGAGTTACTCCATTATCAATAGCAAATCTTAATTCAGGAAATAGTGCGAATGGTTTGATGTGATGAGCATTTAATACTACCGCCTTCCCATTACCATTTCTTGCACCACACTCTTGACAGGTGTAATTGTCTTGTTTGAAAACTGAAATTGTCCATAATCTTCCCTGTGCAGAATTTCTTATAAGTATATTCTCGGGAGAAATTCCTCCTTTCCAATTTGGATTTAATTCACCTTTTTTTGATTCTGCTATTTTTTTTCTAATTTCTGGTCGGCTAGAGGGATTGTTAATACCAATAGCATAAGGTCTTTTTGTGCCAAGTGTAGATGAAGGAATTTTTAATCTTATCCTCGTTTCAGATATTTTTCTTTTATGTTCTTCTGTAAGTTTTTTGCCTCTGTGAGCTAAACTTATTTTTAGCCTTGTTTTTTCAGTTATTATTCTGTTTGCATTTGCTATCCCAATCTTTTCTCCATGTTCTTTTGTTCTTTTGTATATTCCTGATGGCATATATATATTATAACATTTTATCTAACGCTTCAGATATTTTTTTAGTTATTAATGCTTCTATTTTATCTTCAATCAACTTTTCTATTTTTTCATCTATTTTGCTTGTTTTAGTCGCCGTTTCTTCTGTCTTCGTAACTGTTTCCATAATTACTGGCGGTATTATTGGCGGAACATACTCTGGCTCTACTGGTTTGATTATTTCTCTGGTCTTGGCGTTGATAATGTTTCCCTGCGGGTCAATTCTGACACTCTCTCTTTTTATATTTGGTGCTATAAGTACTCCTCCCATAAAATTGTTTCCTAATTTAGTGATGTTCCGCAATTAGGTGTGGACACCACTAAACAATTTAATTAAATTGATAATTTAAGCGGCGGTCAAAATTTCCACCCCTGCATTGTCCCTATTTTCTACAACCCCGTAGAGCAAGTCTGCGGTAGTTACAGTTGAAAGATAATCAGGAATATAGTTTGACTGCACGCGAACTCCGTATCTGCCTGTCATGCTTGAACCCATGCTTCCGCCAGTACCTAATGGAGAGGTTGCAAAGTGCAAAGCATCTCTATGAGCCAGCGCGTTGTATCGTCCAGCCGTTCCCGAAACATACTGAATGTTGTTGGAAACGTATACCGGAATACCATACAGGCTCGCTCTTGGCGTTTTCGCTGTCGGGTCATTCACAGGTGAATTTACCGCTAGAGAAAACTTATCAATGTTTTGGATTTGCTTCCAAAATACCGAAGGCGAAAGGAAGAAAGCTACATCCGAAGATGTATCCACTCCTACTGATTCCAAAGCGGATATCGCCGCACGAATATCACTATCGGCTAGATTGGTAGTTGAAGCACCGACCACAGTGGCAAATCCACTGAAAAGCGATGCGAGAGCAACTTCCAATTTCTTAGCCATCGTATATCCTGAACTCTGCGCGTATCTTTCTTGCAGATAGTAGGAATGTTTGACTTGAGCCGCTTCGCGGTCTTCGATGGCGAAGCTAACTTCGTACCACTGGTCTACTGTCAAAGTAACCTTAGTGTCCGTAGGGGCATTTAAAGTTACTGCCGTAGCCACAGTTTTGGCGCTTGCGGAAAATTCCGTTAAGTTTGGAGTATAGAGCGCTGAACCTCCACCTGCCAATTCCGATGAGCGGTCTGTAAAAAAGTCCGCTATCATTAATTTTAGTTTGAAGAATTCATTGATGCGTTCGCCCCAAAGGAGAGGAATGTTTACGGCAAGAGTCGTACCAGTCATTGTCGTTGTTGGAAATGCCATATTCTTTAACTAACATATTATGTTTTTTATGCTAGTTTATACACCCATAACTTTCTTAAAAACTTTTTCATGCTCCTCGCGAGTCATATCGGGTTTGATTAAGGCTTCGTTCTCCGACTCGCCTGAACCTTTTGAAGCTCCGAGTTTGGCTTTCTCTTTCCGTTCATTATCCTTGAAATCTTTTTGGTAAGAGAGAAAGAGAGAGTCCTTGATAGCTTCCGTCAAAGGAATACCTTTACCTTTCGCTATTATTTTTGCTTGCTCGATTTCTTCATCTGATAATCCGCGAGCAATCAATTTAAGTTCGTCTGAAAGTTGTGAGTTATTGTTAAGTTGAGATTGAGCTTGGTCTGATTTCAATTTCTTGACTTCAGCTTCAGCCTTTTTTCTTGCAATGTTGATTTCAAGATTAGCTTTACGCTGTTTCTCCAATTCAACTTTCAAGATTTCAGTGTCCTCTTGAGTTTCTTCGACCTTAGTGTCCTCATCACTGTTTTCGTTGCTCTCGGTAGCTCCCTCAACCTCTGTGTTTGTGTCCACAGCGACATCATTGCCTTCTTCAGACATAGACATTTTGTCGGTTCATGCCTCGCGACTGGCTTAGATGGTTCATGCAGAGCCATTATGCGGTTTATAATTTTGATGATGAGTTTAATGTCATACTCAGGACAAGAATTTTATTTTCTACACCTTCCACCAAAAGTTTCAGTTGATTTGTGGCATTCTCTACATAGAGTTCTGCCATTATTCACATCAAATCTTAGTTCTGGGAAATATGCGAATGGTTTGATGTGGTCTGCCTCTATATTCTTTTTAGAACCACACCATACACAAGTGAAGTTATCTCTTGTAAAAACCGCTATTCTCCATAATGCATATTCAGCAGTTTTTCTTATTCTATTTTCAAGTTTCGTTATACCCCCTTTCCAATTCCAGTGATTTTCTCCCAACTTTGCTAATCTCTGTTTTTCCTTTGCTTCTTCAGGTAGTTTCTTACCTCTCCAAAAACTATTCTTTCTATTTCCTTCTTTTATCTTGGCTATGGTTTCTTGTGTATGTTTCTTGCCTGTCCAATATGCGTAATACTTATGCCCTTTCTGAAATCTTCCTTTGTTGTTTTCGTATTTACTCATAATGACTTCATTGGTCAAGCTACTTCATGCGACCTCCTGTCGCTTTGCTCCAATAACTCTGTTTCTTTTTTGCTTTTTTCTTTCTTGCCATTATTTTTTCTTTTTCTTTGGTAATTTGCGACCTTTGCTTGCCCTATCCCATTCCGAAACATTCACTCCCTGTGCCTCTAACTCTTTTCTGTGAGCATGGAAGTAAGCGGCTTGAGCTTTAGATTGATAGGGCATTTTAACGGGCTTCATTGATTATTTCTTTCTCCTTGACCTTGGGAGAAAATAATACTTCCAGGTGGTCGAACGCTTTATCAATCACTTCTTTAGCGTCCGCCACCGCGTAAGGTTCTTCCCGCGCCATCAACATTCTTACCGCCTCCTCTTTTAAGAAATCTGTCAAGTATGCCTTGACATCATTTCTCATTGCTTCATTCAAATAAAAATCTTTTAATGAATTCATAATAATGCCGCCGCTGATTGAGTTGATAATCCTGTCTTACTTACTTTTATATTCAGAGCATTTTGTTTAGATTGACCGATAGAACCCGCGTAGCTATTAGCGGCATCCTGTCCTATTTTTCCGGTAGTTCCAGCTAAAACATTCAAGGCTTCTTGTTTTGAGAGTCCGACAGTTCCCGCTTTGGCATTTAAGTAATCTTGAGTTATTTTTTGTAGAGTAGCCATACTATGCTGTTTGTGGTTGTTTAGCTGTTAATGACATCGGACTTGGAATTGGTTTTGTATTGGTTTGCATCATTTGATTCTGCTCCATTGTTTCCGCGTCCTTCTTGGCTTTCTCGTTTATAGCGCTGGTTATATTTATCGGACTGATTCCAGCGCCAGAAAGCTCTATAATCCTCGTAAGCAACTGTGAAGCCACAGGGTCTTGAGAAAGATTTGGATTGGAAGCGTAAGTAATTAAGATATTGTTTAAGGATTCCAGTGTCGCCGCTTTATTTCTCTGTTCGCCTGTAATGTTTACAGTAACTTTAGCTTTTAAGTTCTTGTAAAAACCTTTCGGTATCTGAATAAACCTCTGCGCCTTAGTCTGTTTGATAAATTCGTCATAATTCTCTATCCAGCCGTCATATTGTTCTTGTGTTACCATTTTGCCCGCCAGTATTTCTTCTATGGCTCTCTGATTAGCTTCTTTAGCGGTGAATTTATTGTCTATTTCTTTAAGTTCTTCGGGTGAAAAATCATAAGCGAGGATATGCTCTTGATTCAACTTGGAAGACAGATACGGCATAACCCAATCTTCTATGATTTCAGTTATGAAAATGCCAAATTCCTGCTGTAAAGTCTTAAACACGCTGTTTGATTGCTGTAAAACTGTCGCTTGCAGTCTAAATGGCGTGCCAGAGGGCGGTGTTTCACCCCTTTGCGCCGCGTAAGCCGATGTGGTCTTTTCCAGTTGGTCATACCATTGAGTGATAAGAAGCCCATATTGGTTAAGCCCGCCACTGGGCAATAAATTAAGAGCTTCTATCGGCTTGCCATCCTCGTGTTCTAGGATAGTTCCGTCATCTGTTTCAGTTAAAAGATTTCTGCCTTTGAGTTTCTTGGAAGCGGATTGCCCGACAACTTTAGTGGTGTATTCCATAGCTCTAGCCTGCTTTAGCACCGCATCGTTCGTCCACACTTGGGCTTCTTCCCCTTCTTCCATTACGCCCACCCCAAACGAACGCCCAGCTTTAGGTTTACGAGCCAGATATTTATACACTTTTTCAGTATCATCTTCGCAATAAAGCATTACGCATCCGTCCACAAAGTTTTCCTTTCCGCTATCGGTTGGAGTGCCTGCCACATAATAGAGCTGGTAGGAGTATTCTTTCTCATCCTTGTCTTTGTATTTCTCCCCCATTGCATCCTTGTAAGTTGCTTTGCTAAACTCTCCCCTTATTTCAAAAATAGGTATTCTCTTGCTGGAACCTTTGCCTTTTAGTTTCTCCAAAACCAAATCCACATCCCTCCATTCTGTCATCTTGGATATTTCATTGGCGGTCATCCAGTGCGTTTCCACTATCGCTCCCTGAATGATGTTCACTTGGTCAGTGAGAGTATTTTTCCATTCTGGCAACTCCAGCGCAAGCTCCTTGTCTTTCATTACCTTTTTAACAAGCAAAGAACCATAGCGAGTGTGCATATCCCGCATATCGTTCAGAGTCCTGGCAAAGTTAGTTTCTTTCATCCAAACATATATATCTTTGGAAAGAAGCCAGCTCTCTAGGTAATGATTAGCATCATCGGAGGTTATTTGTATATCTTTAGTATCAATATCCTTAGCGGAATTTTCCACATCGCAGATTGCGTTCAGTATTTGGAAAAAAGGTTTCTCCCTGCCTAGCTCGTCTTTCTGTCCGTTAAGATATTTTGAATTGTTATAAAATTCTATCGTTCTGACTCGCTCTCTTTGAGAAAACTTAAGACCAGAAACTAAATCAATAGTTTTTTCATAGTTAGTCCGTATTAACTCTAATTCTTGTTTGATGGATAGCAAAGTAATTGTTGTTACTTGCCCCAGTTCTCCTGCGGACGATTATAATAGTTAATGATACAATTTTTTTAATTGCAAGTCAAAGTGGATTTTCTGTTCACGCTTAATAATATAATAGTCAGGTTTTCCGTTTGCGTCTTTTTGAATGGTAATAGTTTCAAAAGGTTTTGCCTCTCTTAAGAATAAAATTATTTCTTTTTCATTTTCTGTCAATTCCATTATCGCGAGCTTTTATTTTGATGACGCTGTTTAGCTTCTTGACGTTCCAGTCTTTCTATGGGGTCTAAATCTTCAAATGGCGGTCTGTTATCTTTGAAATAGACATCTTTGATTATCGCAAATTCTTCTGGGTCGTATAATGTTGGTCTTTTATTTTCCATTATCGTGTTTGGGGCTGTAAGTTTCTTAATCTACTCATAAGTCTATCAGCTTTTTCTTCTTCCATACCTCTAACTCCATTATTGACCATCGTAAGCAATACATATCTTATCCCCGCCATAGAGTGATTAGCTGATTTTGGGTCTTCCATATTCAAGATTTTACCATTTTTATCCACGAACCATAAATAATTTCTATATTCCTTTAGAGTATTAGCCGACCTTCTGGTAATTGATATTCTTTGATTCTGAACTATCCCAATGCTCCATTTCACAAATGTTTCTGTTTTAGATTCTCCTCTTTGTTTTGATACTCCTACGATATTAACTCCAAAACTTCTTATCTCATCAATACTCTTTGGCTCTGCCGAATCGGCTATGACTAAAGTCTGCGATGTATCTAAACTTAATAAGAAATCTGCTAGTGGTTTATTCAACATTCCTCTCTGATAAAGCTGTTCGTCTACGATATATCCTCCATTATATTCGTAAACATCGCCAATAGAGCTAGGGTCATTAGTGTAGCCAAAATCAAGCCACCTTGCTATCAATCTTGCCTCGTGCGGTATCTCATCAATTATATTCCAGTCCTTATATATTCTGGTTGTAATAACTCCAAGCTTCCCCTCGCCATAAACTGTCCACCATTCTTTATTGTGCCGGTGAGTTAGTATTTCATTCTTGGATATTTCATCTAATGCTTCGTTATCCAAAAAGGTGAGTATTATAAAATCAATATCTTCTCTCTTGCCCTGCATTTCCGTGTAATACCAAAATTCTTCTGATGGATTCCAGTCCATCCAAACTATCTTTCTAGTTCTAGTAATGAGCTGGTCGGCTATAATATAGGGAATGTTATTTGCTTCATTCAAGAAAAGAATATCCCTTCTGGGACCATGAGCTTTTCCGAATTTATCAAAAGAGATGAATTCTATAAAAGATTTTGTGTGAAAAGTATAGATATGTTTCGTCTCATTCCAAAGATTATCATCCCAGTAGCCATTAGCTTTCATTATATTTTGGAAATCTCTAATTGCTCCCAGCAATAAATGTGGGACGGATTCCGCGACCACAGTACATATTTGATTATCTGCGCTTTGGCAATAATCAATAAGCCATATAAGTATAGATACTGTTTTTGAAGCCGATGTTCCTCCTGAAACTGCTCTAATCCTCTTTTTCAGTTGAAATATCTTCTTTGTTGCCGTTGTGTCTTGATAAGCCCCCATAAATAGGTATTTGAATTTCTCCCGAATGTTCTACGAAATTTTTAGCTTGCCCATATATTCTATCGTGTATGTCTTTGTAAAAAGAATAGTTGCCGTCTTTGGCTTGCTTGAACGCCACTTTAAGTAAAAGTTTTCTGGCTTCGCTCCTCGTCATTTTATTCTCCTTTGCGATTTCATCTACCGCCTCGTCAAAGTCAGTTTCAAAGTTTTTTGTGCCAGCAATCCTACCGCCTATTTTCGGATGTCCTTTCTTAAATTTGCTATTTTCATCAAACAATTCGTCTTTAGACACCACCTTTTCACTACTTCGTGATAGAGTTCTTTCTGATAGTAATTCCATTAAATCATTATGCCACTATATCCATTCTATTTCAATGCCATTTTTCTTCCGTAAATTTATTTCAAAAGAATGGTTTTACAGGATTACCAAAAACCTACTAGATTAAACACGAGCGACAAGCAGTCCACATTCAGTTGGAATGACGATAGGTTCATACTTCTGCATAAGAAGCAGAAAATCTTTACATTCTCTTTTCCTATCAATCACATTATCTGCCAAGAGTAAACAGTTGTTGTCAAGCAAATCATACATCTGAAGCAATTTGAATTGTTCAAAATATCCATCCTTGTTGGCATCAAAGAAAACTAACTGATACTTGCCTGCCAACAGTGGAATGACTTGCATTGCATCCCCTTTGTGCACAGTAGCTGAAATGCCAGCTTCATTTAAATTGTCTTGCGCTTTTTTTGCTGTTTCTTCATCCCATTCAATCGTGTCCAGAGTGCCTTTGAGATGCGTGCCCAGATAGCAAGCGGACAATCCATACGCTGTGCCGATTTCCAGTATCTTGTCGGGGTTGCGAGCCATCACGAACGATTGCAGAAGCGAACCAGTGTCCCTTCTGATTGGATTCCTCCAGCCATGCCTGCCTTTCCCATCATAGCTCGCTCCTTGCTTTGGCATTTCTTCCAAACGGGCGATTACTTGTCGCGCTCTTTTATTCATTTGAACCTCCTTGATTATTATACACTTTTGTCATTTAGGATATTTCTTATTTATTTCCTCTGATAATTCTGCTAATTGTTCTGGAGAAATCCAAGCAGTCCCCTTAAATTTGACAATATATTCATTCTCTATTCTCATGCGGTCTTGTCCGTGTATTATTTCTCGGTTAAGACTATGCACTGGTAAATCTGGTATAAACTCTGTGTACTTAAAACCATCTAACCACTTTGTCTCTAACATTATTGCAGTAGTCTTGTCGTGAACTCTCGGGAGATTGGGCAATTCTTTAGTTACAAATTTACCCATGTAATGAAAATTGCCTCTGGTCAAGACTACATTTCCTTCTATGGCGAAAAGTTTATCAAAGAGCGAGATGTCTTTTATTAAAGTTGTATCCATTATGTGAACAAACTCATCAAAATATTCTTTTCCTCGCTCTATCACCGCAAGCTCCCAACCATTCCATTTATTTACTACCACTCTCACACTTGAGCAAAATTCATATCCCCAAAGAACGTTTTCCTCATTGACAGGCAAATAAAAATTTGGGTCTTTAAGTTTAAGAGTCGGAACATAACCCCCATTACTTACAACAAGTATACGATATTTTGTCCCTTTAATTGATTCTATTAAAGGTTGTAAGAAATCTTTTGTGTATTCACTTGTGCCGATGACTATTCCTCTTTTCATAGCATTTGTATGCTTACAGGCAAGCCAATTCTTTCAATCGTTTTATACTCATCGTATTCCGTTACTTTAGCGGAAGCATCGCTAAAATCTTTTCTGATAGCGAATATGCCTCCGTGGGTGGTAAGTTTTCTATCAAAAAAAATCTCGTGCGTGTCTTTTAGCGCCTCTCTGATTATCTCTCTATCCACATCTCCATGCCATTCTCCCCTTATGTGCTTTATTTTATCCATATACGGCTTGAACGCTCGGAGTATCTGCCCTTCCATTCCTTCGGTGTCCAGTTTTATTAAATCAATTCGCGGAAATTCGTATCTGTCCATTATGTCCTTTAGAGTAGACGCTTTGACTTTTATCTCTCCTATCTTCTTGCTTCCCATTGGAGCGAATAAATCCCATCTGAAGTTTCCATCTACATGATGATTGCCTTGCCATTTGCAGATATTAAATGTTACTTCTTTTCTGTCATCTCCGATGATTGCTTCTTCCACGTAAATCAATTTATCCTCTGTGTTTAATTTGGTGTATTTCATCAGTTCTGGTTCTGGCTCGCAGACAAGAATCTTAGCGTTCGGAAAGAACTTTTGAAATTGCACGGAAGCCGAACCGATATTCGCTCCGAGGTCTGCAATGTATTCAATATCTTTATCCAAACTATATAGTTCTTCTATGCGATATTCGTCTTCAAAAATTACACTTTGCTCGTGTGCCGTAGCACATAATTCTAATTCAGGAGAAAATATCAATGTCATAATGTTTTATTTATAAGAATTAAAAATCTTATTATTGTGTTCTTTATCGTATTTACTGTGACACTTTTTGCATAATCCAATATAATCATCTAATACTCTACGATATTTGTGGTCAATGTTAGCCCAGTCTATACTCCAAAATCTTTTAAGCATTATTCCTTTTTTGCCACAGTGCTCACAGAACTTTGGATTTCCCTTACGTCTTAAAACCCAACAGTGCAAAGCATGATATCCCACTTCATCACCTTTCCAAGAAGAATGTTTGTCATCAATTCTTTCCGACATTATTTTTTTCCAATTCTTGGATTTTTCTTGTCCTTTCTTAAACTCAACTCCATTATGCTCTCCTTGCTGAAAATAATTTGGCTTTGATAAATCCCCAAAAAATTTATGACCTTTCTGAAAACCTCTTTTAATGCCTTTTTTGTACTGTTTCACTAAACTTTGTGATATTCTTTCCCGCCATTCTTTATTTTTTAACGGGTCTTTTGGTGCTGGCATATTTATTTTTACCCTTACATTGTCGCCAACTTGACAGAAAGCGACAATGTAAGGGTGTCAAGTTAATTTATAATGATTATATTATATCACTTTTTCACTTATGTGAAACATATTTTTTTGCTAATTGTTCCATTAAATAATAACTCTTAAAAAGATTTTGATTTTCTTTTAATTCTTTGTCTAATTCTTCTTGCGTGAAAGTGTGCTCCGCTTTTTCCGCCCATATAAAATTAAATTTATCTAAAGTCATTTTGTTATTTCACGATAAAATTCTAAATGTGTATCTCCGCTTGCAGTCAAATAATTTCTTTGGGTGTGATAACTATAGTGCACAACCAAGGCGTCTCCACAAAAGAAATTTGGTCTCTCTAGTTGCATGGGTATTTCATAGGCGAGCTGGGGTTCTTCTATATATCCAGGTCGCAGTTTATCCTTTCCCCACCAAGCGATAGAACAAATGGAAAATCTTTGGAACTCATAAAGAATTTTACTGGGAAGATAATACGCGCTTAATGTTCCTTCAAGATAGCGCTTCTTAAAAGTAGAATGGATTAAATCTACCAATCTGCCATCGGTATAATTGAAAGCGTCTAAATAGGCATAATCGGGGTCGCTGACAGTGTATCTTTTGACCTTGCCCGCTTCTTCAGAGAGCGCTCCGTTCTCTTGATGCCACGAAGTCATTAGCGTTGAATTGATGGTGTTCGGAACTATTAAGAAAGCATTGGCATTTTCTATTCTCGCTTTGCATATTTTTTCAATCGCATCGTCCGCGCACCACACTATATCATCGTCAAATCTTATATAAATTGTATCATCATCGTGCGTATTCACAAAGAATTTATGAGTCTGCAAAGCGTTGTATGTTTCCCATGTCGGAGTAATCGGTTCGCCCAGTCTGTAAATCTTTACCTTTGGGTTTTCTTTTTCCATGCTTTCAAGATAGGCGATGTCATTAGCATCTACTGTGTTTAACCAAAGTTGCCACTCATCTACTACGCCTTCATTTATTTTTCTGTAAATAAAATTCTTAAAAATAGAGAGATATTTTTCACGCCCTGCGGGAGTTACCACAACTACTTTATATTTTTGTTCTGGGTAGATTATCATTTTGTTAATGCGTACCACGCTAAAGTTTTTCTGCGAAATTCGGTAAACCATGGGTCGCCATTGTAATTTTCTGGGTCTTGCCAAAATAACTCATTATGGCGTAGTCCCACTGCCTCTTTTTCCATAGAAATAAAGACATTGCTTGCTCGCAAATGTTGAACTTTAGCGTAACCCGATACTATCGCCCAATTAAGTTCAGCAAACTTTTTAATTACCATTATGCCCATCCAAATATCGTCTGCCCTCTCGCATCCCTTAAATTGACCTACTGGCGCGAAATAAATATATGGCAATGCTTCTCTCTTAAAAGCTAAATTCATCCCGCAAATAGGCGCAAAAATCCCTTTTGGAATTACTATTTTTGGAAAAGTCGCCTCTACATCTTCTTTTAATAATTGCGATGGCGCGTCCCAATCGTAATTGCCCTCCCACACGCCATGCGAGAGCTTTACTGGCGCTTCTTTTCTAACTCCATAAGGAAAGCCCCGAAAATACTCCGAACCCGTTGAAATCCAAGAAATAGGCACATGCCTATTCAGTGCGTCTATGTGGTCTTGTATCGGGTCGCCTATTGGAGAAGTATCAGTGTCAAAGGTTAAAATATATTCCACATCTGGCAAATTTTGCGCTATAAAAAGAAATCCTAACTGGCGAACTCCAGCGCAATGATTAGAAATTAACTCGCCTGCCTGCGCAGGCAGGCTTTTTAAGTCAATCCTTTTCCCCTCATATTCTATAAAAGGAATATCCTCGCTATCATTAACTAGAATAAACTCCACATTGTGCTTTTTAAATAACTCTTTCCAGTTACTCACGAATAAATCTGTGAGTTCCTGCTTATGGGAGGGAACTACGCAAGCTATGGTTTTACTCATATTGTTCTTTATACCAATTAACCGTAGTTTCTAAACTTTCCTCAAAAGATATTGGGTAGCTGAATCCATAATCTTTTAGTTTTTGTCCGTCTAAGGCATAGCGAACATCGTGTCCAGGGCGACTACTATGCGCGTCAGTAATTTCATATTTTAATTCCTTTCCGAGTATTTTGGCTATCTTTTTAGCCAAAGCTAAATTATCCAACTCAACTTCGCCTACTACGTTAAATCGTTCTGGTCTGTCTATTTCGGGATAAGGTTTAGGTATGACATTTTGAATCATAAATAAAATAGCGGAGGCGATATTTCTGGCGTGTAAATAAAATCTTGTTCCAGCTTCTTGTTTATCAGGATAGCCGTGTATGCTTACTGTTTCGCCTTTCATAATTTTATCTATACATAACGGCACAAACTTTTCTTTATTTTGATATTGACCATAAACATTCATCGTATTGGTTATAATTACTGGAACTCCATAGGTTCTCCAGTAAGAGATAGCCAATGCTTCCTGTGCCGTTTTAGAAGCTGAATATGGATTAGAGGGCTTGATAGCATCCCATTCTTTATGGTATTCGCCTTTCTTAGCTTGTCCATAAACTTCATCGGTTGAGAATTGGATAAATAATTCAGGTTTTACTATTCGGGCGAACTCCAACATATTCAAAGCTATACCTACATTATTTTTTACAAAGGACACAGGGTCTACGATACTTCTATCTACATGACTATCAGAGGCTAAGTTTAGAATTATATCCACTTTGCCGATTTTCTTTATAATATCGGGAGTCAAGGGAGCGGATAAATCGTGTGTGATTATCTTTACTCTATCTATATCTGCCAAATAATTCTCATCTTCGGCGACCCTAGTCGGCATGCCTTTGTGTTGCCAACTCGCTATGCCGATTATTTCATAGTCCGTATTTTTTAATAGATGGGACATTAAATGCGCCCCAATAAAGCCCGAAATTCCTGTTAGACAAACGCGTTTAGACATATTCTTGTAATTTCTCTAGTAAATCTCTAGGATTTTTTATCATAATCGTGTCCATTACTTCTATCACGGAGTTATCATTCCCGCCTGCTTGCAAATTGTCTCCAAAATAAATACATTCGTCCTTGTTCAGATTTTGGATATATTTCATAAGGTTTTTTCCCTTAGTGCCGTCCCTAGTAGTATAATCTATACAAGTATTTCCC